GCTTGAATCTGTGGGGCCTTGGGATTCTGGCCAACCAACTGCATGACGATGGGGTCTTGCATCGCCATCATGTGCACCTTGATGTGGGACTCATGGTCTTGGTAGAAGAACGCTTTGAGTGGCTCCATGCGCAACGCGGCCATGTTCTCAGACACGGGGTCTTTCGGTTTCTGGTCATCTGGCAAAGGCACGAGCTTGTCGGCATCCTTGATACCCAACACGCTCAACATCTGTCTGTGCAACTGTGGCAAGTCGTAGATGTCTGGAGCCATCTGCGCCATCTGAATGACCGCTTGGTACTGCACAACCCGCTGGCTCATGGTTGCTGCGTTGGGGTCGCTCACTGGGATGATGTCTACGTGGTCGTAGTCAGCAGCCTTGGCTTTACGCGGTGCGTCGATGGGGTCGTAGTCGTAGTCTGGGTCTGTGTAGTCGCGGATGATCGCGGCCAACAGGCGCAGCTCTTGCTTGAATGTGTAGTGCAGACGTGCTTGCACGGCACTCATGACTTTTAGCTGGCGCTCGAGCAACGCCAGTGTGGTGCCCACGGGCGCTTGCGCACTCATGTCTGACACCTTCATGTCGGCAGTGGCAGCAAACCTGCGGCCTTCCTCCACGATCTTGTCCATCAACCCAGCCAACACCATGCTGGGTTCTTTGTATGGCAGTGGCAGGATGCTGTCTCTGAGTGCGCCCGAACCAATATCTACGTCGCGCCATTCTCCGGGTGCGATTGGTGTGTCGTCGCCTTTGATGCGCATGCCTCTGGACTTGAGGCCCCCGGGAAGGTTTGAGAGAGTACCTGCGTCAATAAGCTGGCGCATGAGACTCGTGGCCGATTTGGCATACCCTCCAATGAGATGGAATAGGCCGAAGCCGTAAGCTCCAAAACCCGGGATGTATTGATAGTGAACAAAGTGCTGTCGTTTGATTTCAAGTGGATCTTCCTGTTCCCAGTTTCTGCGAATGGCCAGAACATCGTTCGAGCCTTTTATTAAAGTAACGACGTATGGTTTTGTGATGCCTGTTGGCTCACCGTCGTCGTCTTTGTGTTCGTCGCCTTTGAGCACCAAGTCAACGTGGCACTCATACAGCGTGTATCTGTCGTCGTTCAGGTCAGAGAACCCTGTCTCTTTGTCCTTGGCTTTCTTTACGTTGTCTTGTTCTCTGGTCGGGTCAGGCAGCTCGATGTCGCGGTAAAAGCCTGCTTGCTGGAGCTTGACAATCTCGTTCTTTGTCTTGCGCATGACGTGCGTCAAGCGGTAACAAGTGTCCAAGTCGGTCGTGCCGTAGGGCAGGATGATGTCTTCTGCCGGTATGAATATGGATACTTGGCGGCCAATGTTGGGGTCGTAGTAGACCTTCTTGAACGCGGAACCCGTGGCTGGCAGACTCCACAGCATACGCTCGTGCTCGGGTCTGAACTCACGCATCACCTCTGTCAGTTCGTAGTTCATATCCTCTTGCACACGAACTGCGGCTTCTTGCTTTTCCTGAGTCTCTTTGCCCAGAATTTTTGTACGCACAGGCCCTTGCGCTGGGAATGTCTCGGTGATGGTCTCTGACTGGAAGCGCACCACGGCTTCTGTAATCATGGGATGGAACACGCCAGACGCGCCGTTCCAAGGTTCTGTGCGCTCTTCGTACTGGAGGCCCAACAGTTTCAAACCTTCTGTGTAGGCTTTCTCCCAGTCCTTGCGTGAGTTCTTGTCTTGCTCAATGTCTCCGGCCAACTCAGACGCCATCGACATGATGTCATCTTCGTCCAACACATCGGCCAAGTTCTCATCAAACGTGTCGCCTTCTTCGTCTTTCCCAATATGGATGTCCAACTCGCCTGCGTGGATGTTTACTTCTTCTGGGTCAACGATCTCGATCTCAATCGGTTCTTCGTCTTGCGCCAGCTCCCCAATACCTTGGGGTTGTTGAAACAGGGCTTTGTCTATGTTGGTGGCCATCATTTATCCTCAGTAGTACGCCGCTACCCGGCGTTTGAAAAATCGGGGTTCGTCTGGCTCATCCGTGTCTATCCTGATGAAGCCGCCTTGTCTGACGCGCAGCAGTGCTTGGGTGGTCGTGTCCACGTAGTCATCGTTCTCCCCCACAGGGAAAGCTGCGACTTCTTCAATGACTTCGCGTGCCCAGCGTGTGTCAGGTGCCCAGACCATACCAGATGCAAACAGGTCGGCCACAGCGTTGACACGCACCATCTTATCGTTTCCACGGCTCGGTGTAAATTCTTGCACAGGGATGCCCATGTTGCGAAGCTCTTGGATCAGCGGGCCACCAGCGGCTTTCTTCTCCACGATGAACGCATCCGGCTCCCACTCCCGCCACTGCTTGAAGGCCACCTGCTTTAACTCGGGGAACGCCATCCTGTCCTTGAACGCATCAAGCAGTATGACCTGCGCCTTGCTGTTCTCCTCCTCGTTGTAGAACACGCCCCACGTTGTGCAAGCACTGTAGTCAGATGTGCTCTTTGTCTCGTGCGCCGTGTCCCAGCTCTGGATGATGTACTCGCACTCAGGCGGTGTGTCGCTCTCCCAGATGCGCCAGTGCTTTCTGCTGATGATGGCTGCTGTGTCGCTGGTGGGCTGCTGCATGTACTGCGCGTTCCAATACCGTGGATCCATCGAGGACTTGGCGCTGCGTAAGGCCTCCAACGGCCACTGCTCTGGCCACAGTGACTTCTCGTTCTCGGTGTTCTCGTTCAGGATGGCGGGCAGCTCCACGATCTCCCACTGCGGTGAGTCCGGGTTATTGACTTGGTACTGGATGAGCCTGCCGGTCAAGTCCAACGGCCCCCAGCGCGTCATGATGACAATGATCGCCCCGCCCGGCATCAGACGCTGCAACGGGCCGGTCTGAAACCAAGACCAAGCGGTATCGAACGCAAGGCGTGAGTTAGCCTTTACATCTTGCTCCGAATGCGGGTCATCAATAACGAATAAGTCAGCGCCGCGTCCAGCAAGTGCACCGCCAACACCGGCGGCGTAGTATTGGCCACCGGCTGCCGTGCTCCATTTGCCTGCCGCTTTCTGGTCATCGGCGACAAGGGTTTGGGGGAATAGTTCATGGTATTGCTCGTCGTCCAGTAAGTTTCTGACTCGGCGACCGAAGTCCTCAGACAGGCTGGCGGTGTGCGTGCCCATGATGATCTTCTTGTCGGGGAAGTTGCCAAGGAAGTAGGCGGGGAATAGGTAGCTGGAAAACTCGGACTTACCCATACGTGGGGCGATGTTGATGATGACGCGTTTCTTTTTGCCATCAATCACATCTTGAAATATCTTGGCCAGCTTCCTGTGGTGAGGCCCGACCTTGAATCCGGGATAGACGTGCTTGGCAAACTCAATCATGTTGGTTCGCCCAACCACCAGCTTGTAGCGCTTTTCGCGCTCCTCCAGCATTTCCATGAGTTCGACCTTTTCTCGCAAGCTCATGGTGGGGAGGGCACGTTGAATTGCCTGAATTTCTGTCGTGTTTAACGTTAGACTTTCAAGCTTCATCGGGTTCTTTTGGTAAGGGCGTACTAACTTCTATGTCTTCTATTGGTTCAGCGTCTTGCACGCCCATGAAGGCGGCCAGCTTGTCTTTGAGCTTTTTGTCGATCTCTTCGTCGGTCAGGTCAGTCTTCTTGATCTCAACCTTGTCGGTGAACAGCCCAACTTCCGTGACTTTGCCCAAGAGGCCAAGGGCTTTCAAGCGGATGTTGGCGTTGGGGTTCTCGCATTCTTCCAACAGCTTGGCCACCGTGTAGCCGCGCAGTTCTCTGGCTTGCTGGACAAATTCCCAATCATAGGCGGTGAGCATGCCTACCAGATGTTGCACCGCAGCAGGCGTTTTGATTTGGGTGAGATGTTCGTGCGTAATTTCTGCTGGCGCGGAAGACACGAGGTTTGTGAAAGATGCGCGTGCTGCTTGGACTTCGGCTTGGGTGACCACGGTATCTGTGTCCACCGCGCCCATGCTCTTTAACCAGTCTGCTGTCTTCACCTTGGCGTCGATCACGTCCGCCGGATGTTCTTTTTCAAGCGGCGTCGGTTTACCAGAGTGGGTGGCCACTTCTGGTTCAAAGTCAATCAAGTGTTCTAGCATCGGCGCATAAGTCCCTTGTACCTGCGATGCGCGGAGTGTATACTATCTTTGAGTTATCTGGCAAGTAGTTGTCTAGATGCTTCTCCTCAGTTGTGACCCAACTGTTCACACCCCCGTCAGAAATGCCGGGGGTTTTTTTCGTTTTGACTTGTCCAACATTGGACAAAAGATTATCACAATTTTTTAAAAATTTTTATGGGGTGGCATAAAGTATTACAGAAGTGGTGAGAACGGGTGGGGAATAGTGTTCACGCGGGATGGGGCGTTGCCTGCCCAAAAGGGGTGGTGGGGGGTAGGTGGGGTCAGCCGCTGAGCAAGCTTTTTAAAGTTCTCATTCCCCCCACAGTTTTAAACTGAAGGTGTTGCTGTCGAGTGGCGACTGCAACAAACGCCCTACATCGGGGCAAAAGGGGGTGAGCTTACCCCCTTTTTTGTTAGTCAATTCAAGGAGAAGTAACTATGAAAACTCGTAAGTCAATCGTGCTCGCATTCGTTTCAACTAAGAAGGCACACGATGATGCCATTGCGGCTTTGGAAGCGGACATGAAAGGCACTTCGTACATCAAGTATCGTGCCGAAGCCGCCGCCATCATCGGTGCGAAGTACTCAGTTGAACCCCATGTGAGTCAACTCAAGAAGTGGATGACATTCGAGAAGGACACAGCCGCAGAGCAGGCTTTGTCCGCATTGATGAAGCATCATCCGAAGCGCCCAACAAGCGGAAGCACTGCGCCTGCGCCTGCTGTTGTTGTGCCCAAAGCGACTCTGGCAACTGTCAAAGCCGCAATCATTGACGCCGAGCTGACCAAACCCCAGTTCGATGCGTTGGTACGCAAACTGAAAGAAACAATCCAGTTTGTGTAATTCAAAAGGGGGTGAACTTACCCCCATTTTTCCACAGCGGTGTGGATGTCTCGTCTCACCGCTGTTTCTTTCCCTGTCCAACCAAACCACAACGGAGATTTATCCCATGTCACACACAATCATTTTGCGCCACCAAGGCATTGACCGCACCTACCAATGTCAAAACAAATTTGACGCCATCGTCTTGTTTGATGCACTAACCCAACTCGGCTCACGCATTGAACTGTGGCAAGGCAACACCCTTGTCCAACAATACTTGTAAGG